ACAGAAGGTGCTGAGAAGAAAAAACAAGTTACTATGTTTGGTGCTACTCAGACTGCAGCAATTACTGCTTCTGAAGAAACCAGAAAACAAGAAATAGAAGTTTCTAGAGTACAATCTATAGCTTCAGTTAATGCTAAAGGTCAAGAAGTTATAACTGCAATAACACCACCAAGATTATTTGATATATTCGGTACATCAAAACCTACTCAATCTTTTGGTGGCGGTGGTGGAGCTACTGGTAATATAAGCACTGAACCATACACAGGACCACAAATATTATCAGGTTCAATATATGATGCTATCATCGCTGCAGAAGGCACAGCCAGAGATGGTGATCCTTACAATACATCTTTAGGTTATGTAAAATCACCCAAACCCCTCACCTCTATGACTATGAAAGAGTCATTAGAGTGGGGTGATTATATTCGTAAACAGACTGAAACAGGAATAAGATTTAATTCATCAGCCAAAGGTGCATTTCAGATTGTAAACACAACACAAGAAGATGCAATGAAAGCCTTGGGTATTGGTGATGATGAATTATTCGATGAAGAAAATCAAAGAAGAATGTGTGCTTGGATTTGGACTACTCAGGGATGGCGAGCTTGGGAAGGATTAAAAAAACATCCAGAAATCTTAGCTTCTGCTAGAGATTTTATCGATAAAAAAGTTCCTATTCCTCCTTCCTCTGGTCGATCAAAAAGTAGCCAACCCATAGTCGTTTCTAAAAATACTAGTCCTCCACAAACGGTACAAAAACCTAGAGCGAATAATACATTACCAAAGGATTCTAATGTACAAAGGACAGCTGCTGTTAGAGATTATTTTAATGTTCATGACATCCAATATTCTCAGCCTATGGACAACGGCACATAAAAAATGGGGATGGATTTCTCCACCCCCAAGTTCACCCAATATGATTAGGACTAGTCGTTAGCCAACTTCTTGAAGTAGCTAAGATCATCGTCATCATCTACCGTAGCCGAGAAGGGGACGGCAGCGACAGGACCAGAGGCATCAGCATCCTTCTGCCTAAAGGTAGGCGCGGCAGCTACTGGAGCGTCCTCCTGGAACTCCCTGGAGACCTTTGCAGTAAGTCCCAGAACGTCATTTAGCTTAGTCTTAAGGGTATCGTACTCCTTAAAGTTCTTCGGGTCCAGGAACGCCTGGAGCGAGTGAGCAGACTTCCAGATACGCTCTAGTTCACCGTCATCGTTGTTCAGAGGACCACGATCCGAGAACTCAGACTTGTCGTAATTACGATAGCCTTCGACCTGACGGATCTTGATCTTGAAGCTGGCACCTTCCCAGAGATCAAAGGGATTCAAAGGCTTCTCATCAGCGAACTGAGGATTCATCGCCTCATTAAGCTTATCGAAGATCTTCTTACCATACTTGAAGAGGAACACCTTACCTTCGTTCTGTGGCTTCGAAGGGTCGCTAACGATATACACATTGCTGATATATGTTAGCTTGCGCTTCTGATCACGAGCTTGCTTACGAGCAGGTGAGTTGTCATCAGTGGTGGAGTTCCAGAGCTGAGTATTATACTCGCTGACTGGATCAGGCTTGCCGATTGTTGTTAGGGAGTTTTCAATGTACCACTTGCCGCTGGTTTGACCCTTAAACCCATGACCCCAAGTGCGTACGAAAGGCACGTCTTCAGCGGCAGGAGCAGGTAGGAAGCGAACAACGGCATAGCCATTGCCAGTCTTGTCTACTTCAGGATACCAGAAGCGGTCATCCGCAGATGAAGCATTTTCATTGGTATTAATCTTCTTAAGCTGAGCAGTTAGCTTAGTTAGTTCAGACGAACGCGAGTTCTTTAGTGTAGCAAAATCCATTAGTATTCTCCGTATGTTTGTATGTTTGTATATGTGATTATCCACGTACTCAATAATATAACCTATTTATCAAAAACAGTCAAGGCAATATTTCGCATCTTCTGTTTATCATAATTTAGAAAGGGACGATACTTTTTACATAACAAATTAACTTCCTTCCACACAATATCGTCACCCAGTTCTTTATTCCAATGCTCGGAGAAACCTAAGAGATCATCTAGTATGATTAGACTCTCTATGCTTATCTTCTTACGAAGGAATATCTTCAGCAGAAAGGGATGCTGTTGATTCTTTACTATAACGTTTTCATCTAATGAAGTCAAGCAGTTTTTTAGCTCTTGTTCAAAATAATATGATAGTGCTTGAAATCTTTTCTTCCAGTCGACATAGATCTGTTCATATTTACAATTACCGACTAGATCACCTACCCAAAGATTAGACTCACCAATGACAAAATTTGATATTAAAAAGTCTTTGACATCTTTTCTCTTGGCTAACTTAGCGAAGAAGAACCTATCCTTACGAGTTTGGAATTGATCAATAGATGTTTTAATCTTACCATTATATTTTATGAAATCATATGACTCAGTCGTGAAGTGATTTTTCAGAGCAGAGTACAAGACATAAGTCTCATATGGGGTCATACGTTAGGAAGCCTCGCTATCTTGGGTAGATAGTTTAAAGTTTCAGCTTCACCCTGTACCTTGCTCTTCATATTAGAGTTCAGCTTGATAAAGGATGCTGCTGTTTCTACTTCAACCTTATTACGATCACAGTACAGGATAACAGCATCAATATACTCGATGTCAAGTTCCCATACTAGTTCTTCGATCTCACGCGCAAATTCTGCAGGTGTTTTTAGTTTTGGAAGGCTCATGACCAGCCAATTAGAGTTTTTAGATGAGCTATATCTTCAAGACGTTTCTCAGCACTGCGAGGATACTTCTTCGCGCGCATGTCTGAGGCGGGATTCTTAGGACCACGCTCCATACGCACTAATGCTTCTTTTCGCTTTTCCATTTTAGTCTTTGGCATAATATATCCTCTTTGTTGAAAGGTGGTGGGTATTCTGTTTCTAGGAACCCACCGAACCCAAGTCTAGCTTATGCGGCTAGAGCAATGCTTCCATTATCGTTAGCATTTACATTTGATCCGTCACGGTGGTATCTACCGATTAATCTCCGCTACCCTATCCTCGTCTGTCGATCCTGTGTCGCCCCCGCAATGGTGGAGGCGTCGGGTACTGCCCCCGAGTCCAGAACGCTAATCAAGTAACATCAACGACCAATTACTTCTTCTTCTTAGAAGTCATCTTCTTAGCAGAAGCCTTAACCTTAGTGGCAGTCTTCTGAACTGCTTCCTTAGCATCAGCAACGTCAACCTTGCCATCCTTGTTTACATCAAGAATATTCTTAACATCTTCCTGAATCTTCTTCGCTTCTGCAGCTAGAGGATTGACAGCCCATAGAGACTTAATATTGTCCCCAAAGATAAAATATACTGCAACTAGTACAGCAACAACAAGTACGATATAAATCATTTTATTCTCCTTAATTAATTAACAACACAATCATTATACTATATGCGAACATTTAAGTCAAGCTTTAATAGCTACAGTGTACTCTACTGGATTATTTAATACTCCTCGCCGAATTAAATCGGTAGTCTTACGAGTGGGTTTCAAATACTGCAGTATTCGTGGAACAGCTTTAAGAGGATCAGCATTACCGCACATAAAAATATCTATGGCGATATAATTCACCTCTGGGTAGTGATGCCAAGACAGATGACTCTCTGCCAAAACAACAACACCAGTAGTACCACACTCTTCACCAAACTCATGTACATGTTCGCTTAGTACAGTAGCTCCGGCGTCCTGACAAGCAAGAGAGAACTGATGAACTAGATCTCCCTCGCTAAACTTATTGTTTTCTATACCCCACAGGTCTAGGATAAGATGATTACCAACATATACGCTGCCATCTTCCATTTTCCGGAAGTGATTAAAGATATCTTTCACCATAATTCATTCAGCACCTAGTTTTGTTACTTATTATTTATAACCAGTCCAATCAACTGGATCTCCACCAAAATACTCAAGCACACCATTAATATTACGAAGTGCGCTGAGACCTTCTTCAATATCCATGTAGTAAGTTGTAGGATTTTCTGCATCTGCAGTCCGATCAATATCCTTCCTGATAATATCAGCCAGATCTTCAGCGCATTTCTGAAGTCTTTCTACTACAAGGGAATCTAGTGAAAGACTATCAACATTAATAGTTACGGTTTGCATAATTCTCTCCTATAAAAAATAAAGAGCCTTTTAAAGTCATGCTCAGGACTCGAGGATTAAGCAGCCTCAGCCATTTCAACAGCCAAGTTCAGAGCCTGAACCTTACGAGCCTGATTGGCACCAAACCAAGCAGAGGTCATGCGAGTGTCGTTAGAGCGACCCAGCACATGGTCAGTCAGGAAGGTGACGCTGTTATAGGCATTCCACCAGCTGCCAGGAGCATAATTCGCACCAGGCTGAGTGTCAAGCATATCAACAGCCAACTGAGCCGCACGACTATGCGCCTCGACCGTCGCACCCATTTCCTTCTTACGATCAGAAGTCTTCGGGAAGATGCGGTT